ACAGCATAATGTAAAGGTGTTAAACCAAAAATATCTTTAATAGAAATATTTATATCCTGATCAATTAAGATTTTGAGAATATTTAAATATTGATACATTGCTGATAAATGGAGCGCTGTTATACCATTTTTATTTGGTGATGTTGCTAAAGATTGTAAATTTAAATTCTTAATCAATTTTATTTTAGTTTTTTCATCAAAATCCGATGTTTGTTTATTTAAAATAACGTGTAATAATGTATCACCATCAGAATTTTTTATATTAAGCGGGAGTTTATTTTCTGTTATAAATTGTTGGATTTTTCCCATATTATTTTCATAAACCAACGAAAACAATTCTCTGATTAATTGTTCTGGAATTGTTGAAGGAATAATATACGGTTGGTATCTACTCTTTTGTTCATAACTTATTCCTTCTGGTTTTTTTGATTTATAAGCCATTATCAATATACATTAACTCACATAATATTTTTTTGTATGGAAATATGAAATTTAATGGAAAATGATTTGGAATATATTTTATGAGTATATTATATCTTGATATGGGTGATAAATCATTATTTGATATTGATACATTTAGTCCATATACTAAATCATTATATAATTCAGAAGCAACTGGTGGTGGAATATCTACTGGTAATTCTTTCGCTGATTTCTTGAAAAAACTATCAGGTTCAGAAGTAGTTACAACAGGAACAATTATATCTCAAGATGTAATTCAAGCTACAACAATTATTGCATTACAATCATTAAGCACATCCGGAATTTTCCAAACATTATCATTAACAATCGATGGTTCTAATATTACAAGTAGTAGTTTATCGGGAATTAATATTGCCAACACAATTAATGTTCTACCAAGTAGTACACAAATAAGTGGTGTTATAACTTCGACTGGTATTTTTCAAGTTGGTGTTTCTCCAAATTTTGTTTTTATAGCAGATTCAACGAATAATACAGTTACTATTAATGCGCCATTATTTTTAACTCAATTGGAATTTGATAAAGGAAAATTATCATCATCTGGAGAAAATTTTGTTATTGAAAATACAAGTTCATTGGTTGGTAATATTATTTTAACTCCTAAAAATGGAGGAAATGTTATTATTGATAATTTAAATTTCAATTCAAATAATATTTCATCATCAAATGGCATAGATTTATTTCCCGGTTCTGGAAATGTTAATATTTATGATCGTTTAACAATTTTAAATTCACCATCATTTTCATTAAATACATTTGAATCAACACAACAGTTAGATATTAAAGCCCCTACATCAATATCAATAACATCAGGAACTATCATTATTGGTTCTGGAACAAAAAATATTATATTGGATGCGGTAACTATTAACAGTAGTGGTGTCAATGCAACTATATCATCAACAAGTGGTAGTTTAACATTACAATCATCTGTTGGTAATTTAAGTTTAAGAGCACCTCTAGCATCAAGTGTAATTGTAACTAGAACACAAGAAGCAACTGATACAAATAGTGGTTCTTTAATAATTAGTGGAGGTACGGGTATTGCAAAAAAATTATATGTTGGAGGTGATCAATATTTAAGAGGACAAACCTATATAACTAATGGTGTTTCTTCAGTAAGTTCAAATACTGGAGCTCTCATTGTTACTGGTGGAACTGGTATGAGCGGAAATTTAAATGTTGGAGGTTATCAAAATTTAAAAGGAGTTTTATACATTGACAATACAAATGAATCGGTTGATATAAATTCTGGAAGTTTGATTAGTTTAGGTGGAATAGCAACTCAGAGATCACTTTATGTTGGAAATATTATTAAAAATGTTAGTGGTATTGAATCAAATTCATATTTGGATGGTTCTATTGTTACAAATGGTGGTGTTGGTATTGAAAGAAAATTAAATGTTCTTGGGTTATCAACATTAACAACTTGTAATATAACTACAAATACTGATTCCGGAAGTACAAATACTGGTTCTTTAACTGTAGCAGGTGGTGTTGGTATTGCCAGAAAATTATATGTTGGTAGTGAAATTCATGCTACTTCGGGAATTAGTTCTGGAACAAATACTAATGTTGGATCATTAATTGTAACTGGAGGAGTCGGTGTTTCTGAAAATGTTAATATTGGTGGAAATTTAAATGTTTATGGAACAACTACAATTGAATTATTTAAAGTTCTTTCCACAATAGAGGCTATCAGTACAAATTCTGGAGCTTTACAAGTTGTTGGTGGTATTGGAATTGGAAAAGGACTTTATATGGGAGGGATATTAACTAATACTAATACATCTAATTCGATAAATTCTGTATCTGGTTCAGTAATATTATCTGGAGGAATTGGTATTGCGAAAGATATGCATATTGGAGGAGCGTTACATGTAATGGTAACAACTGAATCATCTGATGTAACAACTGGTTCTGTAATAGTTGATGGAGGATTAGGTGTCGCTAAAAGTTTACATCTTGGAGGAGTACTACATTCATTAGATACTTCTAATTCAATTGATGCTGTATCTGGAGCTGTTGTATTATCTGGTGGTCTCGGTATTGCGAAAGATGTACATATTGGAGGAGCGTTACATGTAATGGTAACAACTGAATCATCTGATGTAACAACTGGTTCATTAATAGTTGATGGGGGAATTGGTGTCGCTAGAAGTTTACATCTTGGAGGAGTACTACATTCATTAGATACTTCTAATTCAATTGATGCTGTATCTGGAGCTGTTGTATTATCTGGAGGTCTCGGTATTTCGAAAGATACACATATTGGAGGATCGTTACATATATTAGTAACAACTGAATCATCTGATGTAACAACTGGTTCTGTGATAGTTGATGGAGGAATTGGTGTAGCTAGAAGTTTACATCTTGGAGGAGTACTACATTCTTTAGATACTTCTAATTCAATTGATGCTGTATCTGGAGCTGTTGTATTATCTGGAGGTCTCGGTATTGCGAAAGATGTACATATTGGAGGAGCATTACATATTTTAGTAACAACTGATGCGATTGATACTAATACAGGTTCATTAATAGTTGCGGGAGGAATTGGTTGTAATAAAACTATTTATTGTACAAATGAACATATTAAAAATACTTTATATGTAGATACTCTAACTAAAGAAACAGTTGCAGGAAATGGTATAACATTAACAGATGGTTCTCGTTTATTTATTAATGATGCAACAATATCCACTAGTACATCAACTGGAGCATTACAAGTAATTGGAGGAATTGGAATAGGTGGAACAATAACAGCATCATCAATTAAATCAACTTCGTTAATAGAAGGGCAAACACTTAAAATTACAAATTACAATTCAACATCAAATTCTACTAGTGTATCAACAGGTGCAGTTCAAGTAATTGGAGGTATTGGAATAACGCAAGATTTACATGCTGATAAAATTCGCGCTGAAAGTGCGTTGGATTCATCAGATGCAACAAGTGGTTCATTAGTTGTTACTGGTGGAATTGGTATTGGAGGCACTTCATATACAAATGGAGATTTTCACATAGAATCAGCAACGCCATCACTTGGAGTAGCATCTGGTGCATTAACAGTAAAAGGTGGTATTGGTGTTGGTGGAACAATTCGTGCGAATTCAATAGTTTGTGCCGATTTTGTTGTTACTCCTTCTGATAGAAAATTTAAAACGAATATTGATTATGATATTGTTCCAGGTTTAGATTTTGTTAATAAATTAAAACCATGTCAATATAATCTTCTATCAAAAACTCTTAAATGTTATGGATTAATTGCACAAGATTTGGATCAGGTATTGGAAGAATTTGATATTCAAGATAGTCAACTTGTTGTTCATGAACCTGATGGTTTGCGAGTAGGATATATGAATTTAATGGCAATTTTAATTAAATCTGTTAAAGACTTAAATCATAAAGTAGATGAATTAGAAAAAAAATTTTTAAATTTATAAAATTTAAATAATATAAAAAATATTATTTAAATATTGAAAATTTATTGTTTAGATGGTTGAGGTTCTGGTTTAACTTCGGGTTTTTTCTGGCATTGTGCATTTGATTGAGAAACTTGCATTCTGTAATCACCATATGGCGCACATTGGAATTTTGGATGTTTGGGATCAGCTAGTGTATTGTAAGCATGGAGTTCTTCACTGAACCATGGAGGATACATTGATACTGGATATTTGTGGACACATTCATTTATCCAACATGAACGAGATTTACGTAAATACTCCCATTCTCTATCCATTAGTTTTTCTGCATTACCTTGATAAAATAAACGTGCTTCATCGTCACGTGTTATTCCGTTGACATATTTAATTTGTTCTTCTAATTGGGTATGTGGTCTATAATCAGTCATATGACGACCGTCTGCCATTTTAGGTGGGCATGTGTGATAAAAGTTATCCATATATATTATATAAATTTATTTTTTTTCCAAGTCAATTAATTTTTAATTTCTTTCAATAAATCATATAATTCTGCTTTCTTATATATTTTCATTTTGTCATTTATTTTTATCATTACTGGAATTTTATATTTTTTTGCTAGAAATTTTAATTCCTCAAGTTTATATTCGTCCAAAGTTTTCTTTAATACAGAATTTGGATTTAACGGTGTTTGTGCAACAACAGGTTCAACAACTGGTTCAACAACTGGTTCAACAACAGGTTCTAAAACAGATTCAATAACTGGTTCAATAACTGGTTCAACAACAGGTTCTACATCAGGTTCTAAAACAGATTCAATAACTGGTTCAACAACTGGTTCTATAACAGGCTCTAAAACAGGTTCTAAAACAGGTTCTAAAACAGATTCTAAAACAGATTCAACAACTGGTTCTAAAACAGATTCAACAACTGGTTCAATAACAGATTCAACAACTGGTTCTAAAACAGATTCAACAACAGGTTCAATAACAGATTCAACAACTGGTTCTAAAACAGATTCAACAACAGGTTCTAAAACAGATTCAACAACAGGTTCAACATCTGAAATAGATTCGATAATTGGATGTGATTTATATTCTTGTTCTTTCATCGAAAACATACTCATTATATTATTGACAAAGCCTGATTTTGATAATGTTTGATATAAATCATTTCGAGTTACTATGAAATCCGAATCCATTTCATCGTCTTCCATTTCTTTAATTTCATTTTCATTATATTGAGAATCAGTAGTTTCACTATCACTGTCATATTGACTTGCTTCATCATCGCTAGAAGAACAATCACTTTCATCATCTGATGATGCCTCTAAATCATCATATAATTGAGCATTAGATGTATAGATTGGAATTTTAACCGAATCACTACCATTACTTAAATATAATCTATCAGCATCAACACCTTCTTCTTTTTGTTTTTGTGGTTTAGTTTCTGATAATTCAAAAACATTTGGTGAAATATAAGGTCTAGAAAGTCCTTCTGTTTCATTATCAGAATCATTTGCTACATGACTAATACGATTGATTCGTTGATTTTGTATTTTATTGATATTTTGTAATTCACTTATATGAAGTTTACTAATTTTTTCAATTCTATCAACACATTGATTCACGTTGTCGGAAATATCATTAGTATGATTTTTTAATCTAGAATTAATTTCATCAAGATTTTGTTTTAAAGTATTAATTTCCTTGTACGCAAAAAACAAAATTATAACTAATGGAATAAGAAAAAGTAATATTTTATAATCAAACATTTTATATATACTTCTTAAAAATAAAAAAAAGATTATTTTTAGACGATTAGATTTCGAAAAAATTTTTAATAATTTGAACATATGATTTTTGATGATTAAAATTTGTAGTAAAAAAGTCCATTAAAGAATCATAATCTATAGTTATTTTATTTTCTGAACAATAAATTTCAGCAAATTTTCTAAAATTATTTTTATGATAATTTAATATTTTATCAGGTTGTGAATTTTCAAAAAATGTAATTCTATCCATTGGAGTGTATTTGTCAAGACCACCAATAACAACTGTTGTATTATCATCACTTAATCTAAATGTATATTGTGCATCTTTACCTGTTTGAACACAAATAGCAGTTTTTTTGTGAATTTCTTCAGCTAGTGGAATTAATTGAGAAATAACAGGAAATTCTTCACGTAGATATGTTCCAGATAATCCAGCTAATTCTACAATTAAACCGTCATTTGCCCATTTATCACAAAATATTGGAGCATCCTGAAAAAATTGTATTTCATCAATACAAATAACTTGATAATTATTAACAATATTATCAATTTCATAAAGTAATTTACAATTACACGAAGACTCTATTTTCTTTCCATCATGAGATACTATATTTTTAACGTCATATCTTGTGTCACCAATATATTTAACAAGTAAACATTTACGTTTTGCAATAGTATGTCTGGTATATGCTTCCAATAAAGCAGATGTTTTACCACTAAACATTGGTCCCATATATAGACGAATGAATCCACTATATGTATTGTTTTTTAGCATTAATAATATCAATAATAACTTTTTTATATTATTTGAATTTCATTTTTTATAATTTCATAAAAAATGAAATTATAAATTATTAGATATAAAAAATAAAATATTACAATTACAAGCAATGAGTATATTTATTAAAAATGGTTATTTCTGTTTAATTGAAAAAAATCAACACGAAGTTCCTGAATGTTATAATTATAGAGGAAATATGATTGTAAATCAACAACCAAAAAATCAAAAAGAATTTGATAATTACATTAAATTATCAAATTATAGCAGTAATATGAAATTTTTAGGATGTCGATATTCTAAACAAATTGAAAATGATTGTAATAAAATGTTATTTAACGACCAGAGTTAAGTTTTTCTTTAATGTATGATGTATTGATACCATCGGGTTGTGTAATTCTTCTCGATTCATGCCATTCCTTGACATCGATAGGTGTTCCGGAAGTAAATACTGGGCATACAGGACATTTCTTTTCAGAAATACACATTGGAGGATAAGGTGATGGGGTGTACCATTTCTCTGGTGGTAAGAATGAATAACCATATTCAGAAGCCTCAGTCTTGTAATTGTCTGGAACTGGTACATGATGACCTTGAGCATAAGGAGTATCAACGAAATCGTAAGGTTGATTGTTTGAATATTTTGATTCATCTGTAATGACACCATCTTTTTCACGAGAACCAATAACATCTTTCTGTGCTGCATTTGGATCACCTTTATAAACTTCTGATTTTTCTTCAGTCTGAGGAACTGCTTGTTCTGGTTTAACTTCCTCTTGAGGTGGTGTTGGCTCAATAGGAGATTCTACAACAGCTTCAACAACTGGTGGAGTTGGTTGTTGAGGTACAGCAACATCTGATGGTAGAGTTGGTTCTTCTGGAATTATTGGTGTGGGTTCAGGAATTTTTTGTGAAACATCGACTGGTGATACCATATCGAATTTTTCTGTTTGATCTGTTGATAATAAAATTGTAGCGTGTTCTACAATGGCAACAGTGATAGTTAAAATAACAGATAATATAATTGCATCTTTTAATTTTACTTGTTCGTATGGTATAACTAATATTAGACCGAAAATAATTGAGCCAATAATTAAATATTTCACCATTTCCGCTGGAAGTTGTTTATATTGAACCATCATAATATATTATTATAATCGAAAAAAGAATTTAAATATTTTGAAAATTTCATCATTGAGGAATTAAATTTTTATTTTTACATAAACAGTATATTATAAATAATAATAATGCTATTATAACTATTTGTAAAACTATATGAATAATATAATATGGTTGAACAATCTGGAAAACATGATTAATGTATGGTTGTAATATTTTTTGAGGTAAATTATCTTTATTTAATTCATCTATTAACATATGAATTAAATTCTTCTTGTTTTCTGAAGAAGTCATTTTATAAAATATAAATATAAAAAAAATTATTATTTTTTATCTATTCCAGTAAAGTATCTAACTCTGGAGATGAAGTTTCAGCTACAGATGAACTACTAGAAGACGATGCTTCTTTGGCTGGTTTTTTCTTCTTTTCTTCTACTTTTTTCTTTCCATCCTTTTTAGATTCTTTCTTTTCTACTTTCTTCTCTTCTTTCTTTCCTTTCTTTTTTGGTTTTTCACTATCACTTTCACTTGATGATGAATCTGCGAATGCTTTCTCACGTAATTTCTTTTCGGCTTCGATGTCGACTTTCTTTAGAATTTCATCTAGTTTCTTTTTGGTAACAAGTTTCTCCATTTCAATAGCTCTTTCGTAACTTGTTAAAGATGGTTGATCGTTCTTTACTTTGTAATAGATGATTGATTTGTATAATTTAGCTGTTTGTTCATCTACTCCCATTAGTTCCATGATTTTTTCAAGAACTTTTTGATGTAGGTCATCTGTTTGACGTCCTAATTCATGTGTGCTCTTTTTCTTATCATCTTTTTTGGATGATTTCTTTTTACGGTAACCACCGAAACTGATTGTTGATGATAATTCGGGAATATTGTTAAGATAACGTTGACCTACAACGACAGAACGTCCTCCTCCATTTGTTGATGCTATTGGTGGTTGTCTGGATTTAACTATATTATTCACAAATTCAGATGTTTTTTCATCACTACCATTTTCAAATATTTGTTCTTTATTGGGTTGAGGTTCAGTTGGAGCTAATTGAGCTAATTGTTTCTTACTTTGTAGATATGCGTCGGTTTTTTCTTCAGAAATTTGTTTCTTTGATTGTGGTAATGTTGCAACACTTGTCATACCTGGTAGAGAAGACACAAGTGATTCAGCTGGTAAAGCAATATCTGCTCTTGGTGCTCGTTCTGTTTGTTGTTTTGATAGTTCTAATGATGATACTGCTGTTTGTGATTGTGATGATCTTTTTCCAATACCACTAAAGAATGATGTTAAACCAGATATAGATTTAAATAATGATGGACTACTTTCTGGAACAGCTTGTTTAACTGATGGTGCTTGTTCTGTCATTTGTTCGGTTGTTGCGGGTTGAATTCTTGAACCATCACGTGATTTAATATTAATATCTGCACCAGCATCAATTAACATATCGATAACATTGAATAGTTTAAGAGAACATGCGAGAACTGCAGGAGTTACACCACTCTTTTCGGATTGTTTGTTAAGGAGTTTCTTTGAATCTGGATTGGATAAAAATGTTTGAAGGAATGGTGCACCTCCCATTTCTTGGAAATTGGAAATTATAAAGTGAAGAATTGTATTTCCATTTTCATCAATCGGGTCAATAGGAACGAAGCGGGTATGTTTTAATATTGTTGCGAGTGTTGCAAAATCTTTATCTGCGCACACTGATTTAATTAATGTCATGAGGGATGGTTGTTCTTGTTGAATATCACCACCATTTAAATTTAATGAAGAAAGTGATAAACTTTCAAAACTTTTGTCTGACGCCATATATATCTATATTTTATATTTTAAATTTATATTTTATTTTTTATAACATTGGATAAATTAAAAATAATTTTACATATAAATTATAACAATTTCAAAAATTTAATTTTTTATAGATTAATGAAAAAATTAAATTAATTAAAAAAAAATCTGGCATTATAATATACAATATGGATAAGCTCGAACCGAAACATATCGCAATGGGTGTCATTGTAATATTAGGCATTGTAATTTTATATCTAATTTTCGTTCAAAAACCAGTCAAGAATGAGGGTATAGTTAATGTTTCAGACAGAGAAGAAGAAGAAGTACTACCTGTTGCCAGACAATCATCTGATGTAAATGATGTTATTGATCAACTCAACGCAGCAGAATTAGAAGCTCGTCCAGTTATTCCAGAAATGGAAGAAGTTAATGCTGACACAAGAAGTAAACTAAACTGGAAGAACAAAGCATCAGCGGGAACATCAGTTGAAAATTCTTTTGCTAAAGGAGCACGTGGTAATTCCGAAGTTGATGCATGGAATGATTTCTTCAATGAAAATGCTGATTTAGTTGATAAAAGCTACATCCAAAACAATGACAAATTTTCCCCCATGGATGAATCCAGTGGTAATCTAGCTGCTTATGCAGGACAGGGACAAACAAAGACTGCTCCCGAAGATTTATTCAAAGTTGATAAACTTCTACCACAAGAAGTAAAATCTGATTGGTTTGAAGTAATGCCTGAACCAATCAAAATCAAGAATCGTCATTTAGTTAATGTTACTCGTCCTGTTGGAGTAAATACTATCGGATCATCTCTTAAGAATGCTTCTTATGATCTACGCGGCGACTCAAACGCTGTTAACTCAAAGATGGTGGTAAGTCCGTGGTTGCAATCGAGTATAGATCAAAATTTAAGCATGAAGGGACTATGTTAAGTTACTTTTTTTAAAGAAAAAACAAATTTTATTCTAACATTTTTAATTTAATAATATGATAAAGAAATAACATATTATATATTTATTATGCGTAATAAAAGTGAATTATATAAATCTGAACAGATTAAACTTTTAACATCCCTAAATCACTGATTCGTCGGCGTTTTAAATGTTAAAAGGTGTAAAAAAATTGAAATTATTGATTGATTGAGAAATGTTATTTTATTTGTTATAACTAAAAGAACCTTAATATAAGAATGTCATATACAACTATTGCAGATATTGCAGCTATGGAACGAATTTGCAAGAATTATTCTCAAATGTCCAAATGTCGGTTTCCGGAACCAAAACCATATGTTTCAACTAATTATGCAGCTGTAATGTGTAATGCAACATTTGGAATGCCTCCGAGTGAAAAACAACAAACAACGATTGAAACAAAACCAAAGATGGATTATACACCAAGTTATAAGAGTAGCCAAACATCGATGCAACGTATGAAACCAAATTCTGATAAAGATCAATCGAGTTATATTCCATGTTATATCAATGCTAACGAGGATAAGGGTATTATTAGCACACCATGCGAAGTTCCGAATGATGCAAAAGTATTGAGTGTGTATACATTGAAAGAAGTATCTATTGGACCAATTAAAAAAAATACGATTGAATGTGATGCTCCTGAAGGAAATCCAAACCACGGAAAAATGTTTCATGTTATCAATAAACATGCCGATGATAAATTCTATATCCACAGACTCAAATTCACATAATTTGTTTAGTTGTTAAAGTATAGAAATTTTCTTTCTTACTATTATCTCTTTTAATTATTGTAATATTATATTTTTTTTTATCGATAATTTTTTGTATTATTTCAAGTTCTTCATTAGTAAAGAAAGATCCAATAATTGCTGTAA